TCCTTTATTTTCTTTTTTTATTTTTTTCTTTATCAAACCATAATAAAGGATAGCGGCTCGTGTGACGAGATGCTATAGTATATGTTAATGGAGTTTTAAGACCATTTAATAAATATGTTCTGTCTTTAATTTCCCACTGTGGTTTTTTAGGTGCTGATACTTTAGCCGCAGGTTTTGCAACTTCTTTTGTTTCAATTACTTGAGGTGCAACCTCAATATCTTTTACTGCTTGGGTAGCTTTTTTAGCCATGATATAATAAAATTAAATAATTAAAAAGAGATAAAAACTACCCCCGCAATTAAGCGGAGGTAATTAATATCAGAAAAACTATGATGCAGTAAACAATACAAAATTGTTAGCACCTTGTACACATAAACATCTTTCAGACAAGAAGTGAACATCCATAGAGTCAATGTCAGAAGTATAAGCACCTCCGGCAGATCCTGTGATCCAAGATTTCATTCTTCTATCTTCAGTCTGTGAAGCTCTGTAACGAACATGCAAGAAAGGTCTACGAATATTAGAACCTAAAATTTGGTCGTATACAGTTGATGTACCAGCAGGAATAAGAACTCCATCAATTGCTGAAACAGCTACTCCACCTCTAGTTGAAGCATCATTAAGATATTTCCAGTCAGTTTTGTAAAAATCATAAGAACCTCTTCTAAATCCTGAAAAACCAAGATTCAAAGCCATTTCTTCAGAGTTTTCAAATAGACCGAAAGCAGTACCTCCTCCAATACCGGAAGAAATAGCAGCTAGCATATCATCAAAATCCAAAGAAGTTTTTCTATTCAAGAAAAGCATATTCTCTTCAATAGCACCTTGAGTGTCAAGATTTTTAAGAATACTGTCAAATTCGCCAAGACCAGCAGCAGCACTAAAGTTATTTAGTACATTACCTCTAGCGTTGATAGCAGCAAAAAGACCTTCAGTTCCGCCATAGTCAGCAGCAATACCAGCAACTCCAGAACCTGCAGCAGCTTTTTCACCTTCAACCATAGACATTTCAAGATAATCTTCAAATCTCAAACGAGTTTCAGACTCAGCTTTCAAGTACCATAGGTATCCAGAAGTTCCATCTTCAGTAGCAACTTCAACCCAACCAATCTGAGCCATATCTGATCCATTGACCACATACTTTTCTTTAATAATAATTGGTGAATTGTTAAACTGAGTAAAAGATGGGGTTACGCTTCTGATGTCAGCATCTCCAGTTCCTTTTCTATATTCAGAACCATATACAAATATTTTAAGATTTGTGGGAGATCCGGCACCAAACGTAGCAGCGAGATCAGCTCCAGTATATGTAGCCACAGTAATTGTTGCTAGAGTAGCTGATGTATCCACACTGTTGGTTACTAAAGCTTTTACTTCAGCTCCAGTAGTAGGATTCATTACTACAATAGTTTGGTTGATAGAAATTGCATTATCAACGAAGTTAGGGCCAGCAGTTGCGTTAAGCGCAAAAGTTAAAGTTGTTGCGCTAGCTTTAGTTACGTCATTATATGCAATGTGCAATCTATTTTGTTCTGACCAGATTACTTGATCAGAAGTCATAGGCATTTCTGCTCCTACCATACGTAGAAATCCAGAAAGAGTTCGGTTTCCATATCGCTCTACTTCTTGTTCGTAGATCTCAGGAAGATATTGTGCTGCGAAATCTGAAAAATCGTCGCCAGCTTTATCTGTAAATTGCAGATAATTTGTAGACAGAACCTGTTGTTTCTGACTAGGTTTAATTGACCCAAACGAGGGTACTACATTTGCCATGTTTTAAATTTTAGTTGTTAAATTTTTTTGTTCTAATTTTAAGTTTTGAAGAATCCAGTCCGCTAATAGCTTTTACTTTTAATCCTTTAACAAATACATCGCCCGGAGCAGTTTGCCTTGGTTCAGTAGTTATGTTTTTAGATTTTGCAATTTGATCTTTTATAGCATCAGCACGGCCTTGCTCATAGAAATGTGTTGCCATAGTATCAGCATTGCGGGCAGCGTAAATTGCTTTATGATAACCAGCCGGATCTTTCATTTGACCATTCTTGTCTAGGAACGTCCCAACAAAGTCTGTAAGATCTTTTTGTTTATCGGCAGTTGATTCAGGGTCTTTAATACCATATCTAACTTTTTTATCTCCTAATTTAAAATCAAAACCTTTGAAATCATTAGAAAAGTAATCTTTAGTTGTATTAATAAACCCTTCTCGAACCGCTTCATTACGCTTTTGTTCTTCATTGTATCGGTTAAAAAAGTCAGTAGCTTTTTGTTGCTCTTGAGTAACACCAGGTCTTAATTTAATTTCCTCGTAATATTTACTCTTAGTTTGCTCTAAAAAGTTTTTGGCTTTTGCAACTTCTTCTTTATACGCTATTTTTTTCTTGCGTATGTCTCTATCCTCATCAATTTCTTCGTCCCATGCAAAATCTTCTAATAATAAATTTACATCCTCTGAATCTAAATGAGGTTTACTTGTTTTATAATATTCTCTTAATAATGTATTGTTATCTACATTAGAGTAATCTGCATTGAGTCTAGCATAATCTTCAACAGTACCCCCCGTTTCTTCCATAAACTTTATAAGCTTATCTACTCCTTCGGGAAGTTCTTGTGTTTTTGTTTCCGGTAATACTTCTTTTTGTTGCGATGTGGTAGGGGCAATTTCATTGCTTCCATCCACTCCTGTTTTTTCAGAATTATCTTCTTCATCTTCAATAACTTGAATAGGAGAATCTATCTCTGCCTCGCTAGCATTGCTATTATCTTGTCCGGTAGGTTTTTCATCTGTTGCTTGCTCGTCTCCTTCTCGAATTCCTTCGCTAGTTTTGGATTCGTCGCGTACAGGTACTTCATCTGTGCTTTGCTTTTGAACGGCATCTTCTTCTTTTTTTGTTTCTGCTGGTGGGTTAGAAAGATCTACTTTAATAATGTCTTGCTCACCTGCTAATTTTTTTGGAGTTCTTTTTTTAATTTTAAAATCTCCTTCTTGTTTTACTTCTGTTGACATAATATGATAATATAAAATTAATTAATAAAATTTACCTTGGCTCAAATTGTTCTAAGCCAAAGCCACTTAAGTTATCATTACCTGCTGATTCAAAATTTTTAGGCAATAAATCGTTTTTTCTTTGATCAATAAGTTCTGATTGTTGTGTACCTTGTATTTTTACACGTTTATCTTTTCTATCTTCTATTTCCTGTTCTTTTTTTGTTGTTGCAGATGCTTGTACCTGAGCTAATTGTATATTATAATTAAACTCTTCTGCCATTAATTGTTTTTTAATTAATGCTTCTTGCTCCATCCTGGCAATTTCAAAATCTGATTTAGCTTTTTCAATCTGTACTTTTGTTTCAGCTAAAGCTTGTTGTTTTTGAACTTCCGCGAGCGCCGCCGCTTCAGAAGCTTGAGCATTAGCCTGTGCTTGAGCTTGGATATTAGCTTGAGCAACCTGTTGATCTCTTGCACCTTTTTCTTTCCTTTTAAGCTTTAATAATTGATTAGCTAATTTTAAATTTGATATTTGTCTTACATCAATAGCATCATCTAAATCAATTCCCCCTGATTGAAGTGCTACTTGTATGTTTTGTTCAAGCTTAGCTTTTTCTTCTTCATCGGGTTCTAATTCTAAAAATATACCGAAGTCGTGCATGGCTACTTTTTCCATTTCTTCAAGAGTATTAACATTAAATGTATTAATGCTATTAAGTAATGCATCTTTTGTTAATGGAAATTGCAATGCATCATTGGCTCGTAAACTTACATTTTCAGCTATTTTAATGGTTATATACATTAAAGCTTTAAGAATGTGCCTTGTGGCTACATTTGAATTTGCAGCTGCCATTTTTTGCAATCCTACTAAAGCATTTTTATCCGGTGTGCTACCATCAACCGCTTCATTTAAACCTGTAACGTCTCTTATCATTTGTAAATAGTATTGATAAGTAGATATTAAAGATTGTATTTTAGCCATACCGCTTGAAGACTGTAATTCTTGAATAGGAACTTTACCTCTATTTAAATCACCATCTTGTGTTAAAGATCTTCCAACAATGCTACCTGTTTGAAAATACATATTTAACGCTTCAGCTGGATTGTAATTTGTACCATTACCTAAATCAACCTCGGCAAGCCCATCCATATCTAAATAAACTCCATCTGGCACAACCCTTGATAATACTTGTTGTAGCTTTAAATGTGTTAGCTGAATCATATCCGCGAAGCTTGTTACCCTGCTTACAATAGAATCTATGCGCCCTTTATACATTCTAGGAGCACATATAGAGTAATTCATATTTACTTTCGTAACGTCCGAACTGGGGCGAGTCATATTTTCCGCCATTTTCCAGTCTATAATTTTACTCATTCCCATTACTTTAGCCCCTGTATATAATACTTCTATGCTCCTTGAGACTTTGCTAAAGTTGTCATTTTCTGGCGGATCAAAGGTATCATCTTTTTCTAGTATTTTTTCTAATCCTTGATCGGTATTTTTTAATTTAAATACTTGGTTGGTATAAGTTTTATATTCAAAAAATAATATAGAAACTAAATTATCGTCATTTTGTCCACCATAGTTTCTTACGTAATTACTATAATTAGTTGGACCTTTATACTTTTGTATTTCCTTAAGATCGTCATCCGTAAGCTGTGGATACAATCTTTTTACTTCTGAAAGACTTAAATTTTTGACTTCTCCTACATAATATATATCTTCAAAATTAGGATCTTCTGTGTAGGAATACACTACTGAGGCGGGATCTACATAATCCACTGTTATGCCTTCGGAAAAATTAAAACCTGTTTTAGACACCCCAATACCTAATACTGCTAAATCATAAGCAATTCGTCTTTGTATATCTTCATATTTATTAAAAGAAAAAACATTTTTAATTATTTCTTCTTCAGCAATTTCAACGCTTTGTTTATAATTTAATTGTAAATAAAGATCTAGTTCATCACGCGATGCTGGTAGTTTATCAGGCTGAGCAGAAGCATAAAAATTTTGCCCTGTAGCAGCATTCATTTGCTCAATATATTCTTTATTAATTATATCGCGCATCGCATTAAAAGCAAAATCAGTTCTTTCTTTAAGTGCAAATGGGTCAGTAGCAAATGATTTTATTTCATAACCTTTATCAGTCATCCCATTAACTACAATGTCTACAAACTTAGGTATAACCGGAACTATTGTCCAATCTAAATTTAAATAAGATAAATCACCATTAATAGATAATTCATCTTTATATTTTTGTATTGGCTGTTCGCCTCTTGCATATAGTCTTAATCTATGATAATTTTGAAAGTTCTGTAAATACCTTTCGCCTCCAATATCTTGCCGAAACCACTCATTTTCTATAGCTTGAGCAACTTGTAGCCCATAGTCATAACTATTCTTTACTGAATCAGGTACTACCTGATCTGGAAATGAACTGTTATAATTAGTATTAATCATTTATCTAAATTATTTTTGATGTAGAACCATCGTTATTGTATCTTTTTATTCCTAAGTTCATTGGTTTAAAAACTTTTTTAGCTACTGGAGCATATTTATTTTTATTACAAGCCATTATAGCAAGCCCAGAACTTATAGAAGCATCGTGCTTTGTTCTGTTATTAAGATTAAATTTTGACCAATCATTTAATGTTCTTGTAAAATACAAATCCCCGTGAGTTTCTCCATTAAATCCAACGTGAGAATCAATGTAAGATTCTATAGCAGCCGCGTGAGCTTGTTTCATATCTTCACTCGAGTTAGGCACTCCACCTATTTCTCTTTCTGTAACTGATAGTTTATTATAAACTTTATCAGGTCTGTTCATAGAGTAACCCCTGTAACCTCTTCGTTTTAAATAATATAATAATCTAGGCTTATTGTTTTCTGCAAGTATTGGCATTCCATAAAATACTAAAGCCATTAATACATCTTCAAAAAATATTTCAGCATTATCGGGTCGTGATATATATTCTAAAAAAAAATGGTTTGGGGGTATGTCTTCCATTGTAAATTTAGTAAGCCCGTGAAGAGACCCTTTGGATCCTCTGCCGTCTACTGTACCAGATATATCATAACTATCACATCCAAACGCGCCACAATGCTCATTAGCCGGGTATCTTAAGTTACCTTTTGAAATAGATCTGTTTTGCATATTATGTGGTGGTATCCACGAAATAAAAAATCTACCATTATTATTAGGTGCAAACTCTACTAATGAATCTTTTACACCACCTTGCCATTGAAAATTACCCTGTGTAATAAGGCCGGTATACTTCATTTCCTCTACATAATCTATTTGCTCGTATATTTTAGTCAGATTAAATAAGGACTGTTTTGTTTCATCGCGAAACGCGTGTTGCGTCGTTCTCGGGAATTGTCTATAAAATTCATTTAAAGCATCTTGATCTTTTTTTAAACCGTCAACTTCATTTATCCAATAATCAATTACACCTGTATCTATTTCAGTTCCGTCAATACTTTTGACCGGTTTTTCTGGTGTATTGAATACAGGTATTCCATGCATATCAATGAATCCTTCGTAATTCCACTCCATAGGTATGAACAAAGAATATAATCCTGAGCTAGTCTGTCCGTTGCGGTTTCTTTTAGTAACGTCTGATCCTTCATATAATTTTTTAAAATTATTACCTCCTTTATCTAAAGCGTTAGAGGTAGAACCCATCATACATTTACCGACTATTCTACTACCTAGCCTTAATGTTGTTTTGGTTACTCTCCAGTTATTAATTATATTATCTGGCCTTTCCCATTTACCAGATTCATCATGAACTAAAAGCTTTAACTTTTCTCCGTCATAAGAGTTATCGCCTGTGTTTTTCCAGTCGATTGTGGTGTCAAGCCCATCAATTTCAGCTAATTGTTCGCCTATTTCTATCTTGCGCCGAGTAAGTTTGGAGGCGGGCACTCGGTAAGCAAGCTCTGTTTTGGGGCGATCCATACCGTCTTGAACGGGCTTGAAGAAGAAAGGGTAGTTAATTGATATTGGAACAACTTTATCGGTAAACATTTTTTTGGCATCTGCCCCAGTTTTTGATAAAATTCCAAATCTTGCGTCGCTTGACATTGTTGCCTGGTTAACAGTTTCGTTCGATGCCATGAAGCTAAACCCAGACCGTCTGTTTTTGAGATAGCATATTCCATAACATCTGGTATCTGCTTTGCACGCTTCCCAGAAAATATAGAATAACCTATTTGATTCTCTAAAGTCGGCGGCCCCAACGTCAATCTTAGTCCACTGCAAGTACATGTAATGAGACCCAGTAATATAAGTTTCAACGCCATTATTGTAGAACGCAAAACCTTCTTCTCTATATTTAAATTCATTATCTATATAATCGTACCATTGTTCTTTAAAATTATCAGGATAATTATTCCAATCAAATACACTTTTAATTTTTTGTAATTCTTTGGGATAATTAAACTTTTGCCAATATTGTTCTTGTTTCTTATTGGATCTTTTAAAGCATCTATTAATTAATGGTAAACCAATTTTTAAGCCTTGAATATTGTATATTTCTCCAATTTCACCTGATTTACTTATTACAACTAAATCATGTTCTTTGTTATATCCGTATCCCCAACTCTTTTGTTTATTTTTTTTCTTTAATATATTGGGCTTTACATAATCAGGTATTACTGAATATAATGTTTGCTTATATATCATTTAGATCTTTTTTCAGCAAAGCCCCCGAATGTTTTTTGATTAGTAGATTTATCTTCTAATAACTTTTCTTCGGTTTCAATTCTTGTTAATATTTCAAATGCATCAAATATCGCTAACTTTTTTGTTGCTGCTGCATTTTTAAGTCTATCCGCTGATATGTCATCTTCTGAATCTACAATAGCTTCTTTGGCTACCTTAATTAACTCTTCAACCGCTTTTTGCCCAGCTTGGATTATACTCAGCTTGGTTTTCTTTACGTTCATATTTAATAACAATATCATTAGATTTCATACAATATAATCGCTCGTCATCAATTATAAACTCCCACTCGCTATTTGGAGTAAAACCCACGAGGTCGCCAGGGGTTATTTCGAGCGCGTTTAACGAGCTATTGCCATACTTTAGTATACCAATATACTTTTGCTCTTTTTCTAAGCTTGTAGGGTCATTATTTATAAGAGGCTTAACAAAGCATCTATCCATAAATGAATGCCACTTATTGCTTTTTTTGTAAAGATACACCTGATCAGGCTGACAAAAATAAAGATTGTCTTTAAAATATTTGCTACTATTTTTTTCTTTACCTTTTATATCATAATATCTTCTAAAAACATTATGATGAATTACGATTTCGTCACCTTCTTTTATAATGGTATTATAAGCTTTTGGTGTAGATACAACTCTAGCAAGTTTATTTATAAACTTAAATGATTCTATATTGCAATTTAATATTAAATCTTTATTATTTACGTTAGTTGTATTATTGTATCTTTCTCCAATAGGCTCAACGATAAAATCGTAGATGCTATTCATATTCTAAATTATATTCAACAGAAATAGCCATATTAGAATTAAACTTCTTCCACGGCAATACTTCATTGTTTTTTTTAATAAAAATATTATAAGAACTATCAGTATCTTCAAATATGATATAAGCTATTTTGTGTCCTCCGTATACTTCTTGGCCTACAGAGTAATGCATAGCATCATTTTTATAATCAGAACCGATGCTGATCTTCCTTATAATGCTGCTCATCTTATTTTTCTTCTTGCTTTTCTATTTCTTTGTAAACACCCGTTTCCAAATCAATACTAATTGCTCCATATTCTTTTTCAAGGTCTTTTTTATAAGCTTCCATATCTTGCTCAAGTCCAGCGTATTCATGTAATAAAACGTGTTTTTGATTTTCAACAAGCCCAATGTCCCTCAATTTGTTATTCATTGTTACTTGTTGCTCTTTAATTTTAGCTAATTGTTCCTCTGTTACTTTTTTTTCTTTTGCACTCATTTGATTAAATTTAATTAAATTATTTTACTTTATCTTTTATTTTCTCAAAGGTTCTTAATCCGCCAAGACCAAGCATTCCTAATAAGACTGTCATTAAATGCTCCATTTGTAATGCCGGAGGAGCGTCCGTTGTTTTTGTTATCCAAATAAATAAATCTCTAATTACGAAGTTATATGCTAATGCCACCCCGCAAACCCATCCTATAAATGGACGCCAACCAGCAACAAATACTGTTCTATGGCCGGCTTCAATTTCATTTATTTTAGTTTGCAATTCTATTATTTCATTTGGGTCTAATTCTTTACCCTTGATTGCTTCTCTTATTTCCCACGCTAAATTGCCAGCTACTGACTTTCTGCCATCACCGCCTTTTAGTAGGCCTAATAATAATTTTAACATAGCTTAAGCTTTATCGTAAGCTTCTTTTTCCCAAGGAAGATTTTTAGCGCCTTCCCGCATTTGACTCCTAGAATATGTTTTACCCTTCCAGTAAACATTATTGTCGTCATAATCTAGATCACCTCTTTTAAATTGATCAATATGAACCATTTCATGATCAACAACTTTTTTAGTTTTAGATGGATCTAAATTTTTATTTATTAATATAGTACCATTATTATTAGCTTTGCCTAATACATCATTACCTAAATCTACATTATATATAGGCGTATTGTCTAAATTATACGGAGGTGTATTAAGTTTAAAAGCCATTACTTATAAGGAAACATTTTATTTAATTTATCTTTGCGAGCAGAACAGCCGCAGGGGATATTTAAACCCTCTGCGACTCTATCTACTACACTTTTAATTCCAGTAACCTTAGTGACTTTTTCAATTGAATCACCAAGTCCTTTAGAATCACTCATTATACAACTGCAAATTCAGTTACAGTAATACCAGCTGCAAGGCCAACTGTTGATTTTACACCACCCGGATTAGCTGTAAGTGCCGCATTAACCGCATCTCTTACGCTAGGAGTAGTTTCTGCGCTATGAGTTAGTACTATAGTATTAAGCACAGCAGAGTCTGTGTGAATAGTAGTTTTAGTACCTTCATTAGCTCCAGCCTCATCACCAGAAGTAACTGTAATTACTGAGTCTGTGTTAAGTAAGTGTTGTCCGTCTTCGAAAGCATCCGCGCCTCCAACGACTTTGATAGAAATAAATCTTGCCATTTTGTTGTTGTTTTTGTTATTGTTAATGTTTATGTTTTGCTAGGTTTATACAGTCCTATCTGTTTTATTTATAATCTCTTCGAGATTTGCTCATGTCACCTTTTTTGCCACCATACATTTTAGTGGGAGCGCTATAATCTCTATCTGACATGCTTTCATCGCCTTTATTACCACCGTATTTTTGTCGGCTTGCAACAGAGGGCTTACCAACTTGTTGGCCATAACCTTTATTAAGGTTTGCTATAGGAGCCATATCTGCAGCACCTTTATTTTGTGTGATGTCATCTACGGGATTATAAGCAAGATCTGCATTCATGCTCATTCCTTTGGAAGCAAACCTAGGATGATTGCCTGTATAAGTTCCTACGTTACCACTACGCATTGTAGCCATAGAGCCTTGTTTAACTTGGCCCATCATAGACATACCTTCATCTTTCATCATCATGCCTTCGTCCTTCATAGACATACCTTTTTTATCATGCATGGCATTTTTAAGATAATTAAATCTTGCTGACTTTGTAAGATCTTTGTTGTATGCTTCTTTCATGTCATACTTTTCTGCTTTACCGTGTCCCATAATTTTTGTGTTTTGGTTTGTGTTTGTTATTGTTGTTGTTTAATTATTAGCAATTCCACTTTCTTAATGCTAGAGCTTTTCTTGTTGGCTCACCGTTAGGTTTTTTCATAGGTCCTTTAACGCCACTCATTCTAGCACAAAACGATTTTCTTCTTTTAGCAGCTTTGCTACCTTTTTTTAATTTAGAAGGAGGAGTAGTAACCGCTGTTTGCAATTTGCTTCCAGGGTTTTCTTTTCTGTAAGATTTAACTCCTTTTTCGTTGAGTCCACCTTTAGGGTCTTTACCTTCTTTACGAGTCCATGCCGCTGTTTTCTTTTTTAAAAACGGCGAAGAGTTTTGTATATATGCCATTATTTTATGAGTTTAGACCATTTCATTACGGTATATCCTATAGTAACAACCAATAGAACAATTTTTAGCCACACCTCTATTTCCATCATAGTCACTACTCCAACTGATCCGTTGATAGCTAGTAACTTTATATGCCCTATATCCATTATTATTCTCCTCTTGCGGCTTTGGCAATTTGAGTAATAGCTCCCGCTTTATAAAATGTTGGAGCTTTTTTAACTTCCATACCAGTAGCACCCGAACTAGAGCCATTACCCATAGGAAATCCATTTGTATTTAAAGGACCATCCCATACGTGAGATTCTCCTACTTGCCCTTTAAGTTGCGGGTTCGAAATAATTGCTTTACTTTTGTCCATAATTATCTGTACTTATCTTTATTAACGTTATCTATAGAAACCTTTAAAACTTTATTAGTGTAGGTTTCACCTTTCATTATTACATTTCTGCGTTCGCTCATTGGAATATCTTCTTCGCCAAGCATTATCTTATATATTTTATTTATAAGTTGTTTGCACTTAAAAGAAGTTTTATATATATTGTACTTTTGTGTTGTGTGATTTCTTTTGCGCCATACCATTATCCAGCCTTCTTTTAATAATGTATTCCATCTTCTATTATTCCAGCTATATGAATAAGCACCCATTTTAAAATCTATTTTACTAAACAGATCAACACAATCTAAATATATTAAAAGCTCTAAATCAGCATCAGTCATGCCGTTATTTTTAGCAGCCCACTTCCTTATAATTCTATAATGCTTAAGCAAGTTAAGATCTTTTAAATCTCTTGCCTCTAATCTTTTCATAAAACAATTACAACGTCTTGGAGCTTAATTACTTGCAAAACTTCTTTGTTTATTTCAACGCCATGCCCTGCATGTTTGTCATAATAAATGTCATCGTTTTCAACAACTCCAACTACTTCAGAACCTACGGATATTACTTTAGCTTTATTATATCTTAAATCTTCTCTTTGATTTTCAGTTAACAATAAGCCTCCTTTGGTTTCAGAAGTACCTTGTTTTTCTTTTTTAATTATTAAGTTTCTACCTATTGCCTTCATTAATACGTAAATTATTAATTATACAATCTGTAGATAATATAGTAGTTGCAACTGATGCAGCATTTTTTAATGCTGTTTTAGTCACAAGCAACGGATCAATTATTCCAGACTTAATCATATTTTTACTTTGTCCAGTAATAACATCTAAGCCCCAGCCTTTTTTATTTAGCTCTACAATATCAAAATTTGCATTTTGTAGTATTGTAATATACGGAGCTTTAATAGCTTCTAATAATATTTCTTCCGCTTTGTTTTCAGGCTTAATTTGGGTTGATGCATTTAATAATGCAACGCCGCCTCCAGGTACAATACCTTCCTTAATAGCAGCTTTAGTAGCGCAAATAGCATCTTCAACCCTATCTGCTTTTTCTTTTAACTCAATATCTGAATCTGCCCCAACTTTTACCGTAGCAATCTTAGCTGATAGCCTAGCTAATCTTTTTTCAAGTCTTATAATTTCTGCAGCATTGTTTTTGCCAGATAAATCTTTTTTAATTTTATTGATTACTTCTGATACTTCATCAGTAATACTTTCAACTTTTATAATAGTCTCTGTATCATTAGTAACAGCTTTCAAACATTTACCTAAATGTTCTGGCTGAATTAAATCCATGTCATCACCTAAATCTTCATTTATAATAGTAGCTCCTGTTAATAATGCCAAATCAGTTAGCATATCTTTTTTAGCCACACCATAAGTAGGTGCATTAATAACATTAATTTTTACATTACCTTTTATTTTATTCATCGCCAATGTAGAAATAACTTTAGGATCTAAATCAGCTATAATAAGCAAAGGCTTACTTTTCTTTATAATGTATTCTAATACAGATTGTATTTTACGTATATTTTCTACCGGAGATTCAATTAATAATACATAAGGATTATCTAGTTCTGCAACTTTTGAATCTTGCTTAGTAATAAAATGTGAATTTGTTAATCCTTTTTCGTATTGTAAACCATCAATTAGTTCTGATGTTGTTTCGGATAGCTCTGTTGTTTCCATCATAACCACGCCTGTCTCATCTACAGATCTAAAAGCGTTTGCGATGGTTCTACCCAGCTTAATATCATTATTAGTAGATATACTAGCCACTTGATCAATCATATCGCCTGTGACTCTTACAGAAGCTTTTTCTAAATGCTGAACAACTTTTTGTACAGCACTATCGATACCCTCTTTCAAATTTCTAGCCCCTAATTCCTTTAACTGCGGGTATGCTTCAGTTAAAATTGAGTGCGCTAGCACTGTAGCCGTTGTCGTTCCGTCGCCAGCTTCTCTTACAGTTTTCCTAGCGGCTTCCTTTAAAAGCGTAGCACCCATATTTTCAATAGGGTCTAATAGTACAATTGAATCAGCTACAGTTACGCCATCTTTAGTAATAACAGGTTTTCCTGATCCATCTTCTAATATCACACGTTTACCGCTAGCCCCGAGTGTAGAGCTAACGGCTTTTGTGAGTTTGTTTATACCTTCAAATAGTTTATCCTTAGCTTCGTGACCAAAGCTGAGGTTTTTGACAATTGCGTCTGACATGATTTAATTAAATTTAATTTAAGTATTTTATTTAAAAGGTTTTTACAACAACTGGTCCTTCAGAAAGTTTTAGTTTTTTAGCGTAATGTTCAATTGAAGATTCAATTGCTTTTTCAGCTCCTTCAATTGTTTCACGTCTTGTAATTCCGTTCCAGTTTTCGTTGAAATCAATCCATTCGGCCTGGTAATAGCCGTTAGGAAGTTGTGTTATTCGCCAATTTTTTTTCTTTGAATAACGCTTCCAAATTTTCTTGGTTTCTTCGGATACTTGTGGTTGACTAGACCACGATTGAGTCTGGTAAAATAGTGTCATTGGTATTGGTTTAAAATTAGTTAGGTTTATAGTTTATTATTACTTGTAATTACTCACCTTTACAAGAGCAGCTGTCTTCGCCACATATGCATTTTTTTTCAACTCTTAATTGCCTCCGTGCCCCATCGCGATCATCATAATCTAATGCTGCTTTTAATATAATCTTGTCCATTACATCATCCTGGTTTTTTAGCATTTCTTTTTGAAGGTTAATTACCATAGATTCTAAATCGTCTTTTGATTTAGTTAGATAATCTATTTGTAATTGCTTTTTTTCTATATCACCTTTTAACGAATTAACATCATCAGGTTTAGCACCGGTTATAGTGCTAATAACAATACCAATAGAAGCAGAAATGGTTCCGATTAGCATCATTACAACCTCTTTGTTTGTTTCTAATACTGGAAACATTACAAGCCATACTACTATTCCTATAATTAGTAAGAATACAAATAAACTTCCAATATAATGTCTTATTTCGCGCGCTATGCCGTTTCTTGGTAATTTCATATTTTTGTTTTAATTTTAAGCTATTGCCATAAAGATAAAAGTATTACCACTTTGATTGATTGCTAAAGAGTTGTTAGGAGTAGAAATTTGAAAACCATTACTTAAAAAGTTTATATTAGCATCGCCATTTACAGGCTCTCCGTTTGAAACATTAGCTGCAAGGTTCTGTGTATTTGGATTTGTTGTATCTCTTTTGTTGTCAAAAATATACCAACGATGCCAATTATTACCCGTAGTTGTGTTTTTTACCATTATAAAAGCAGGTCTAAACCCTGTTACAACAGTTGGTCCTGCTGCACTTCCATTTCCCGTATAACTCCCTATCCGACTATATCCTGCAACTGAATGGAAGCAGTAGTTAATATACGTTCTTGATGTGCTTGATATGTTATTGGTAAAGGTTGAATCAGTAATTGATGTATAAACTCCTGAATTTGATATTGCGGCACTCGTTGTATTTAACCCTAAAAACTTTTGTGTTCCTACAGGTTCTGCGTAAACAAACCATTGTTCAGATATATCTAAATTCTTTGTAATTATTAATTCAGGTGGGTTATCCAATCCGTGTCCTACTGTGGCTGTGCCTCCAGCGGTATATTTCACAATACTAAACCCTGCTTCTGTATTAGCACTAACTTGACTGTCGATAGTACCTTCTTCGTTTAAGACGTCATCTCCTCCGCCTTTCCATACCCAAGCTACATAATCAACTCCTGTTTCATTGACACCACCCTCATTACCATTAAAGAAAAACCCATTAGCGTCATATTCTATTGGAAATACTACACCCTCTGCTAAAGTTCTACTTGAATAAATGGGATATATACCTCTAACCGTATCATAGTTCCTACTGTCTCTTGCAGTTCCAGTCCTTGCTTTTACCCAAACAAAACCACCATCTCCACCATTATCAACATCTAAATTATACCCAACATTAGAAATATATTGCTTTGAACTTGTACCCTCATACAACACAGTCTTAAAGTTAGATGTATCTGTTTCAGGTTTTTCGTTGTATAGTTTGTCAATATCATCAGTATCTAACGCAGAATCATAAACCCTAACTTGGTCTATCATAGCCTCTGTATCTGTAATAGTGTCGAGGATTCTTAAGTTATTTGTGCCTAAATTATTAGTGCTAATGTTAGCAGTTAACACTAATTGATTATCTACATAAGCTTTTGCAGTTGTTCCATCATAAGTTGCAACGTAGTGAAACCACTGCTTTTGTGGTACTGTAAATGTAGATGCGGTTGCTGCATTATTACAGAAATTAAAATACGGTTTACCACCACCACCGTTCAGTATTCCTCCCCAAGCGGATGTTGAACCAGTAGCAGTTGCCCAATTGAACAAATACACTCTTTGGTTTATATCTGTTATATTAGCCCAACAAGAATAACTAAAAGGGCTGTTTGGAGATTCAGATATATTTGGAAAATTAACAAAATGAGCATTTGCAGTAGTCCTTATTGCTTGACCATAGCGACCAAACTTAAAGTCCATACCACTTGCAATAGTTCCGAAGTCTCCTGAAACCAAATCCTCTGCCGAATTATCAAAAGGTATATAAGCCTTATTAGTTTTAAGGTTAGGAAAATCTACTATGTCTGTGGTGGAATCATATACACAAGCAGTTTCTGCGTAAAGAGCACCTACTTCTGTTGAATTTAACGCTTTAGAGAATATTCTTACTTGGTCTATATCGCCATCGAAATACCCGCTTGAACCATTTGCATATTTTCCGATTGTATTAGAAGAACCTAAAATCGACAAAGTGCCTGTTTCTGCATAAGTAGTAGGTGTATTATTATTAACATAAATGTTAAACCCAACTCCTTGCTCATAGGTTAAAACAACGTGATTCCAAGCATCAGCAGTTACAGAAACAGTTGATGAACCATACCAACTACTGCCTTTTCTATATACTGCTCTAACTGCTGAATTTTGTACTCTAAACTCTAAACCATTTTCCCCTAAAGTGGACACAATAGTAGCATCAGTAGCATCACTTGAACCCTTTACCCAAGCAGAAAATGTAACATCATCTGATGTTGTAATTGGCAAAGCGGGAATAGATATATTACTACTACTACCATTAAACCTTGCACCATAGTTTGCCTGACCTCCTACTCCAAAGTCAACGTCAGTAGGTGTGCCATCATAATCCCCACTTGCATCACTTGCATCGTAGTCTAAAGAATATAATGCTACACCACTTGAATCGCCAAAGATGTCTGTTGTTTCAGTTAGACAAGCTGGCAAGCCAACTTTAATAAGTCTTTTTCCTAAACTCATAAATTAAATAATTTCATCATCAGATGGGAAAAATTGTACGTTGTATTGCAAAACATCAGCATAAGTTGTGAAAGCATTTACCTCCGCCTCTAATCTGTCGGCTTCCGTAAGTATTCCTGCTCTTTCCGTTGCAACGTCTGTATCAATATCAATGTCCCTCTCTGCTTTTCTAATAACTTGCCAATCGGTAGGCTCTAACATCTTACCTGCTTTAGACTTAATCTCTGCAATCTTACTTGCCTTAATGTCGGCTATCTTATATCTTTTTTCGGTTTCGCCTGTTGGCTCACCATCCTCTCCAATAATATCAACATCCTGGTCAAAGTCTATGTCAGTCACATCATAGGTGACAACTGAATTTGCCTCGTCAAAATAAAGACCTCCTTTGGTTTGTGTTTTTGAATTATAACTCGGCTTTACAACATCGTAAAAACCATTTTCTTGTAAAACTTCATCCGTTGCTTTCCTAAAGTTTAAAATATTATTCCAAACATTTGGAAGGGTTTTGTAAATTGCAATACCACCATTTTTAACTAATGCTTTCATATTAACTTGATATTTGTGAGATTGTGTACCACGCCTCTGTTGTGGAAATAAATTTTATTTGAATAAAGTTTTTTGTTGAACTGGTGTCATCATAAGTACCACTTATAAGATTAAAAGTTGCTGATGAACCATTTACAGTCCCTAAAGTTAAAGTGTAAGAACTGCCCCCTCCAGTAACAACTAATGTTTTTAAATCCCCTACAATAACATTTGTAAAATTTAAAGTTGCTGAATGTCCAGCTGTTAATGTGAAAACATCAGCAGAAGATGTGTCAACTGTGATTGCCGTTGCAGATGTTAATGAACTGCTTGATGTATATTCATCTCCTAAAACTCCGCTTGTTACTTTTGTTAATGCCATTTTTTATTTTTTACAAATTTAAGATATTTTTAAATGAGTCACCTCAATGTTATTAGTTCCAGTTGCTGGTGCAGTCGTAAACGTTAAAGATGTTGTTACAACTGAATAATTTGCTTTTGCTTGATAAACCCCATCAATGTAAATTTGCAAGTTATTTTTTGAAACTGGTTCACTTGTAAGGGTAAATCCAGTTGTTGATCCATCACCACTAAAATTGTCAATCTCAATGTCAGGCGTTCCATTTAATGAAACCATGTGAGTAAACTCAATTGATGCTCCGTTTGATGGAGCAGTAGAAAAGGTTAATGTATTGCTCGATGTCGAATAATTAGATTTTGATTGATAAACCCCATCTATATAAACCTGAACATTATTTTCATTAGTAATTGTATTACTCAAAGGAAAAGCAACAGTTGAACCATCACCTGAAACTGTGTCAATTATTAAGTTTGTTGCACCACCTCCAGAAGCTGTTGAAGCGATAGTAATATCATCACCAGCTGGAGTAATTGTAATATTTGAACCAGCAACTAATTTGACATCATCAGCAGATGAATCCGATCCTGTTAATCTTATAATTGCATCATCACCAGAATCAACCGCTGAAACTCCATAGGTTGTATCATTGTCAGTAATGTTATTAATTTGAGTTTGTATTGCAGAGGTAACTCCAGAAACATATCCGAGTTCAGTATCTGTAACTGTTGAAACGCCTACCTTACCAGAACCATTTGAAACCAAAGCCCTTGAAACAGTCAAATCGCTTGAAACGATTGTTGTTGCTGCCCCAGTAATTGTGTCTTGTTTAGCGTTTATTAATGCTGTAATTGTTGTGTTAAAATCTGGGTCATCATTTAAAGCTGCTGCAATTTCGTTTAAAGTGTCAAGAGTGCCAGGAGCAGAATCTATTAAATTGGTAATTTCTGTATTTACATAATCTTCTGATGCAATATATTTAAATGCGGTGTCAAAATATTCAAGCTTTGAATCCGTTGTATTATATCGGATAATGCCAGATTGCCCAGTCGGTTGTTGAGCAGTTGAACCATTAGGAACTCTAAAAGCATCAGTATTTGACCCAGCATCAAGCGTGAAGTCTGGCGTTGATGCAAAACCTATTTGGCCCGCTGTATTGATATAAATGTCTAAATCATTACCATTGCCATCAGTAAGTTCTTTACCAGTAGCATCAACCTCTAAATTATCAGAGGTTTTTATAAAGCCAAGATAAGTGTCTTTTATTCTTTGTCCTGTTAGGGTTGTTCCCATAATTTAATTTTTACAAATTTAAGAAATTTTTAATCTTCATTCCACAATGCATTTTCGGTGTTCCATCTGGATTCTCGATTTTGCCATAAAAGATTTTTTATTTTTTTTAATATTTTTTTTCTGAATCTCCCAGCCTTTGGAACAATATTTCTTTTTAAGCCTATCATTATTCAGGAACATGGCGCAAATAACAAATTATGTGTCCCTTTGTGAGTGTTATGTCTGTAAAGTTTCCGTAAATAATTTGTCCATCCAACAGATCATAATCAGTCAAAGAGGTATCACCAGCAGGAGTGTCATTTGTCGCATCAAAGGTGCAAGATGTAATGCATTCAATCATGCAAAAATATTCTCCAGTTGGTGTTGATAAATTTACATCTCCTTTTATAAGCGTTCGCATTCCGAAATCGCCAAAACTCATTCGATGAAAATTATTTGCCGAATATAAATCTCTTGTTGCCATAATTATTTCAATGTTTTACTTTTTAAAATTAACTCCAATTTTATCGGCAGACCTTGCTCCAAAATAACCGCATAGAACCCAAGTTAAAAGGTCAGCGGTGTCAGATGTATCAAGACCAACAAACCACCCCCCACAGTAGCTTAAAACAAGAACTGAAAGCGTTAATGGTCTTATGTTTCTGGCCAGCCAACTTTGAGAATTAGAATCAGCAACCCAACGCTTTGTAATGCCATCAATTTCAGCCCTTTCAATTTTTAACTTTTCAAGGGCAACTCTTTTGTCGTTGTCTGACATTTCAGAGCCTCCGATAATTGCTTCAATTACACTTCCAACAGGTGTGTCGTTTGCTATTTTACCAACAACGCTTGGAATCTTATTTAAAAGAAACTGACCAACCTTTGTGTCCTTAAATCGTTTTTTTGCCATTTAAAAAAAAATGTATTGTGTTTTTTTATTCTTTTTTACAGCCTTTAAAACATTGCCTCTGTTTGTGTTTACATTTACAAAAGAAACGTGAATCCAGTCAGGGTTTTCATCATCTCCAAACTCCCAGATCAATTGGTCAAAGTTTAAATTTTCTTTGATATAATAAAAAAGTTCAGCATTAGATTTATCGCCAAGTGAATCAATATCAATTGCCTGTCCTTTTGTGTGCTGGCTTGTCGCTTTTGATTTTAACTTAATACAAAGTTCTGGTGAACGAAAGAAACTGTTTACACGAATCGGATGTCCAGCCCATTCTCGAAGTGGCTCAAAAACATTTTTTGCAATTTTCTTCATTTCCTGAATCTGGTTCTCGTTTGGAATATTTTCAATTTCGTGCTTTTCAGCCGTTTTACTTTTTACAGCTTCATTCCAAGTAATATGTTTGCTTATGAATCTCATGATTTTTTATTAATAAAGTCGTGCTTTAAAGTGTTATTCAACAAAAGCTTGTCAATTGTGTCATCTTGTAATTTTATGACCATAGCCTCCAAAGAATCTTTTTGACTTACAAGCAAGTCAATTTTAGTTTCAAGGTTTGATATTTTCTTTTTATGGGCTTCCAAATCATCTGGATTCCTTCCTGTAATTGTCGAAATAATCATTGTTAAACTTGCAGCAATCATTCCAATTAAAGTGTTTATTATTTGAGCGTTTTCATCTGGGATGCTGTATTTGGTTAAATAACCTAAAATCCCAACTATTAGAAAAAAAACAACTAAAGACCCTGAATAATGTCTTATATCTTTTGCTGCTCCGTTGCTTGGTAGTTTCATTTTATTATTTATTTAATCTGTTATATATTCCAATTGCTGTATAAATTATTGACAGCATTAAAAGTGCTGTTTGTAAAGTTGGGTTTATTGGCGATAAACTTGATAATAATGCAATTGCACTAAATCCATATATTTTAACATCCTCCATTTAAGTGGTTTTTTCAATTCTGTTTGAAACTTCAATTATTGCTCTAAAGTATGTTTTATCATCTTCATAATCTTCAAAATATCTTATTCTGTCAATTGTGGTTGTGTAAACATTAAAATTTTCAGATGACAAATCAATATTTGTTCTCGTTCTTATAATAGCTAAAATGCCATCAACAATTAAATTGAGTTGATATTCGCCACCATCATCACCATCAAAACCAGTAATCGCCTCAATTCTTGATTTGTATTCACCACTAAAACTGGTTTGGTTTTGGTCAATTTCATCCATTTGATAAGAGTAAATCCTAATAAATGGCGTTTCAGTTCCTATTGGGACTCTATTATAAACAGGAACAAAAGACCCCCCAATGGTAATTTGATCAGTCAAAGAATCAATAAAGGCTTTTCGTATATGATGAAATATTTCGTTCATTATTTTTTCAGTTGTTTCCTAATGTCTTTGATGACATTCATTAATAAAACTCTTAAATTTTTATAGATGTTTGGATAAAAATAAGGCTTGCCTTTTCGGTAAACAGAACCAAATTCTTGGACAATAGCATAATCAAAATTTTTCTTACTCAATGCAATTGACTCAACTTGAGCAGATAAATCATCAATCATAAATCCTTTAACTTCTTGCCTTAAATTACCAGTATCTAATGGAGCATCCTTTTTGATGTCATTTTGTGATTCTGTTGCGAAATATTTCAGGTTTGGATTTAACACACTTTTATTAAGCCTTTTTAAATTATGAAGCTTTGACAAAATTCTGTCCATATCCTTTTTATTAACTTGAATATTTTTCATTATGCAAATTTAGTAGCTGAAATTTTTACAAATTGATCCTCCTGACTTTCGTAAATATCATTTATTTTATAGTTTCCAGTTTGACCTTGAATCTGAATAATGTCGCTAGCCAATATAAATTCATCAGCTGTTTGACTTCTGACAATTATTTCAATTTCTATAAATCGCCCAGATTTAAATTCTGTTTTTGATACCTCGCCTTTAAGTTCTTTTACTTTTGCCCAGATAGTGGCAATGGTTGAAAGCGTTGAAGTTGTACCACCAAACCCATCATCAGTTTTGGATTGCCTTTTGATTATAATTCTTTTATTTAATTTCCCTGAATCCATTTATTAAATAAACATATTTTTAAAGCCTTGTAAAATTTGGGTGACTTTTGTTGGAACTTGAACAAAAGAAACTCCTTGTAATACGATAAAATCAGCCCTATTGTCATAATAGGTTGAAACCAACTGCAAAATTGCTTGTTGTAGTAATCCGTCATCCATTCCAGCTGTTGTGTAATTTACAATTATGTCTTTTGCAGGGAGTTGATTTAAGGCGATAACTTCATCATGCAGACCATAAGTATCATAATCAGCAGATGATCCCTCTACTGTCACGCTGGTTATTGTATTCAATGGCCCGAAAGGAATTATAAACCTATCCTTTGCAGATTCTAAATAATACTGTCTTGATTTCGCAACAATATCTCTGCCAATATAATTTTCAGACCATATCCTGGCTTGTTCAATCATTGTTCCAATTAAAGTGTCATCATCAGAGGTGTCAATTCTCATATATGATTTTGCAACTGTAACAGTTACAATTTCACTTCCAGTTGTAGAAACTATTTTTTCGCTTGGCATTATTTAGCTTTTTTAGTTGTTCTTTTTTTTGCAGTTTTATTTTCTTTTGTCTGCTTGACGGCTTTTTCCTCTTTTAGTTCAATTCCGATTTGCCTTGATAAATAGTGTTTTGCAGTTTTTGCATCGAGTTCATAAACTTGACCCTCATATCTCCAGCCCTTTGTGGAAAATACGTCTTTTAACATTTTAATTTTCATTGTGCTTTATTTATCACAAAGATAAAAAAAATTGCGCCACCATAATCAGCAGCGCAATCCCAACAAACTATAAACAAAAATTTATGAAAAAGGTAAAAGAATTACCTTAAGTCAAAGGTATTAAAATTTTTCTTATATTTTCCAAAAGGGTTAATATTAAATGCAGTTTGATTTTTATTTTTTATAAAAAAAAATCCATCATAATAATCAATCCAAAGTGCATAATAATCCACTTCTGAAGTACTATATTTTCTGTGCCTGGTGACGTGTATTCTGACACCAGTAGTGTTTTCGTATGGTTTTTTAGATGTTGATTTAACTTGTATTTTAACAAGTTTTCCGTTAATATCAGCGATTAAATCATAAACGGATGAATCGGCCAAAGGTCTTGAAACTTGATACCCCCTCTTTAATAATTCGGTTGCAATTTTAAATTCTGCTAAACATCCATAAATATTGACATCCATGCTCAAATTTAGTCAAAAAAAAACATCCCCCAATCAAGGGGGACATTTCCAACATTACTAACTAACTAAAAATGAAAAAAATTATCTCATTGATGCCTCAAAACAAATGTTTGAGCAAAATTCTGAATCTGATTCCCTTCCGCACTCTGGGCATTCAAAAACATATTCTGATTCATAAAATATAGGATCATTTAGTTCCCTGTCTGGTATGTACATAATCTCTGTCTTTTATTGTGTTAATTTTATCTTGAATTTCTTTTGCCTTCATTAATAAATATAAATAATCACTTGGGATCATTTTATCTTTGTTTTTGTCTATCATATCATAAACAAAGTCTAATATATCATTTTTTTCCATAATCTGAACTGTTTATTAGTGCTGCAAGGATTACCATTCCAACTGAATCAATGTAAGCTGAATAAACAAAAACCAATCTAAATCCCCACAAAATAAATAATATTGAAGTGATAAGTTTTATTCTTTCTATCCGAGCATCCATACTATAATTTTTATAAAAGCATAATAAGAAAAGAATATTGCAGAAATTAAAACTGCAAATGCCTTTGATGCTTCAATTAAATTTTTTCTGTTTTCTTCGCTTGTTATTTCTTTAACAAGTCTGTATTCGTGTGTGTCTTGTATTCGTTTCATATTATTGTATTTAATAGGGGGGTTGCCCCCCCCTGTTGTTAATGTTTAAATTTCGAATTTATCTCTTTTATTATTTTTTCAGAAGCATTAAAATCTTTTAAAGTCCTACAATTTTTTTGAAATTCTTTTACCTCTCTTAATGTGCGAACTAAAGTAGCACTTGGTCTGCAAAGTTTAATGTCATTTAAATTTGGTAATTGATACATAATAATCGTTTTTAGTTGTTGTTGTTCTACTTATTACACTCAATTAAACACTCCTCGTAAGACTTATATCCTAAATTTTCATTAACTGTGTCAAGTTCATTGTTTTCAAACCTTGCTACTCTCCAAACGTTACAAGTAGTGTGATAAAATGGTTTGTTTTCAATTTGTGTACCAAAAATGTTTGTAAATGCTTTCATAATAATAATTGTTTTATGTTTATGGTGTAAATATATATGCTTTTTTTATATAACACAAACTTTTTTAACTTTTTTTAAAATTATTTTACGTTTAGTAAATATTACAATAAAAAAGGGTAACCATAATGATCACCCTTTTAAGTTCAAAACTAATCGTCAGATTAGGCAGTTTCAAGTGCTGTTTTAGCAGTTGAGAACGTACCTTGTACGATAGCGTTTGGCAAGTAATTTGTCAAAGCAACTCTTTCTTGTGCTTTTACAGTTACAAAACCATCTCTGAAGTTGGTAGAATCTTCTCGGCTAAAGCTAATTGCCAAGTTTTCTCTAATCCAAAGTTGAGTCGCTTGAGCAAGATTTCCAACAAGGAATTTACCAGCGGTCACAGCTGTATTTACAGTCACAGGGATTCCCATGATTGTAGGCTGAATACCAGAGTAAATTTGTTGTCTTAAATACTCATTAGCAGTTGATTTCAATAATACTACTTTATGCAGATCTGTTGGGTTCAATAGAATTGTATCGGCTTGATAGTTAGCCAATGCCAATTGATTCAATGCTGCAACAAGAACATCATATTCATTTGCAGATTCAACAGACTGATAAAAAGCACCACCAGAACCAGTAACAAAAGCAGTTCCATCAGTAAATAATCCGTCAAGGTTAGGAGCAGAACCATCACCATTAAGAATTTCAGTATCTTCAACTGAAAGCACTTTGCTTGGCACTCTTGCAGATAGGTAAGAAGAAAGCTGTGGAGTATCCGCCAACATTTCTTCTGTTAATCTCATATAAGTTCCGATTTTTTCCAAGTTTACGCTGGTTGCAGTAATATCGAAGTCAGACTGTCCAAGAGTTGAACCTTGAGCAGTTGCAGCGGCATTGTCAGAATATCCAGATTCTTTTGGGAAACGGATTGTCTGTGCGCTGGTAGAGCCTTGGGGAATCAAGTTTCTAACGTGTACGCTTCTGCTTGGGTCAAATTTAAATTGAGAAACAACAGTTTCATCAGCAACAACGCCAGTATAATCAGCGGCCATTGTCATATCAGCTTTTACCTCAAATTGAGCAGCGTTTGTATTTCCTTTGATTAGTCCCTCAACAACTCCTTCTTTAAAAGCAGAGTCAAGCGCACCTTTGAATGATTTTGAGTTTACGCCAGAAAGTGTTTTTTTGGCATTAACTTCCATTTCATCCATTCTTTTGTTCAATTCATCATTCTTTGAAACAAATTCATTTGATAGGTTTGAGATTTCACTTTTTAGTGATTCCTCGATTTGACCTTTTGCGTTATCCTGTGCGGAATTAAACGCTTTTTCGATTTTTGAATCAACCAGATTTCCTAAATTATCCAGTTGCTCTTTAATTTCTTCGTTCATCTTTTATTTATTTAAACGATTATACAAATATTTAACAATCTCATTGTCATCACTTTTTACAACAGTCGGCTCTGTGACTTCAATTGTCGGCAAAGTGGCATTTATGTATAATGATTTCAATTTATAGATTTCAGCTTCCAGGGCGTAGCCTAATTCATCGGAGATGTCCCCCTTGCGAATTAGCTTTGCCATATTATCAAAACGCTTTAAGATTTTTTCAGGGTCGAAATTTCCTTTTACGTCAAGAATCATTGCTTGGTCATTCGCTGCAAGTGTTACAGCAGAAACCTCAAACAATTTTACTTCATTTAATTCTCTGTATTGTCCATTCATTCCTTTTTGAATAGGTAGGATTCCAACTGAATTTTCAGTTATTACCCCCGCTTTCATCAGTTCAATGACATCCAATCCAAGTCTTGTTTTTGGAACCTGTGCCTCAAAAACCAATCCTTTGTCATCTTCTTCAAGATTTATCATTTTGCCAATAGGCTTGTCCATATCGTGCTGATATAGATATTTAACCCTTGATCCGTTTTCTTGAATTGTCTTTTTGTATGCCCCCTTGTTTATTATATCCCCATCAGAATCGACATTGCCAAATACAGATCCGTATCCTTTAACGATTCCGTTTTTTTCATCAGCATCGATGACCTCACCGAGATAAGTTGATTTATAAAGTATTGTGTTCATATTGCAAAGATATTAAATTTTAGGAATAGGTTTTGGTTTGATTAAAAGCGTGCATCTGCAATTTATATTATTTTCAGCAAGTGAACCAGAACCTGGATGCGTTAAATACTCGCCACCAACTAAAAATTTATCGTTTCCGCTTACCTTTTGGCCATTTGCAGCAGCATGAGTTTCTCGAGTTCTTACAAATCCAGCAAGCCAAGTTTTTTCTACATTGTCGATCCCATACATATCATTGGCAGTTTGTAAGGTTGCAAAGTTAGCCGCATTGGTTGCCTCTGTCCGTACAATCCTTTTCGCTTTGTAATCTGCAAGCTTTCCAAATTGTGATTTTAATATTCGACCAGCCTCACGCTCATTTAAAGCTTGAAATTCTGGACTTTTATGAAGTTTAGATATTATCCTTGTGATTTCTTTTTGGGAAGCAAGAGAAACATCTTTTCCTTTAAACTCTGAAATCTTTAAACCAGCTTGTCTGAATTTGTCCCTCCAGATGTTGTTGTAATTGTCAGTATTAAATTCGTTTGGGAATTTTCCAGAATTTAGTTTTTTAAAAAGCTTTGCGAAGTTTAATCCGATATTGGAATAAAGAACGGCATAAATAGCAGCAATCTCATATTCTTTAAAAAGGGAACTCCAGTTGTTTGTGTTTTGGTTTTGAAGATAATCATCGGTTGCTTTGTTGTATTCCCTTGTCAAATATCTTTTGACTGGAATGACCTCTTTTTGTTCATTCCTTTCCAATTCATTTTCAAAAGACTCTTGCCAAGCCTGTTCTTCTTTTGTGGCTTTTATCAAGGTCATTATTCGCCTCTAATTTTTTTCATTTTACGGATTGCCCAATCAACACCTGCTGAACCTCCCCAAAGATTCCAAGCAACATATCCATTGTCTTTCCAAGGTTCGCCTTTAAATTTAGGATTTATTTCAGCGTTTTCTCTATGTCTGTTAAATTGTGCCATTCTTGAAATTACATCGACTGAAAGTTTTTCTCTCTTTGATAATTGTGATGCTCTTTGCCAGCCGACCTCGGTTCCACCTTTTACAACATCCCTTCCATATTTTTCACGCCATTCAATCATTCGCCTTGCGTTGTTTGTTGCAGCTTGTGGATAGTCGCTGTAAGATTCTTTTAATAAAACTTCCTTTTCATCTTCACTATTATCAGAAGCTGATTGGCTTTGGTCGTATTCCCCTCTTTGAATTGCTTCAAATTGTTCGTGAGAATCAAAAGGCATATAAACAGTGCCTCCATTATGAACGTGTGAATGATAACCATCTCCGCCCAATTCTCTGGCTCTATTAACAGCCTCTTGAATTGTTGTGTAAGTGTTTGGAAGTCCAGGCACTTGGGCTTTTAATAATTCATTGTAATCTATGTCAATATTTTTTGGCTCAATGTCAACCTCCTCAACTGACATAGGCAGCAAATTAGCTGGGACATAAAAATCATCAAGCTTTGAATCTTCTTCAATTCCATAAGACATTGCAGCCCTTTTTTCGTTTGGAGTAATCCACCAAGCCTGTGACATTTGTCCAACAACCTTTTCCATTTCCTCTTGGAGTTCTGGAATGGCAGAGAAATCAAAATCAATATAAAGTTTTTCTCCAAATCTCGGAGCGAGCCATCTGTTTAGTTCCTCCCTGATTTTTACAAGTTCAGGCATCACAGCGTTTTGATACAAGGCTTTTTTTGCCTCTTTCATATTGTTGTAAGTACTTGAATCGGTATTGTTTAAAAGTTGAACAGGAACGTTGTAAACATTACACAAGTCTTTAATTGATGCGTTGTATTGCTCAATCAAAGATAAATCCGAAGCGTTTAATCCAAAGTTAATCCAAGACAATTTTTTTGGCGTAATAATAACATCACCAGCATTATCCGAACCTTGATATGTTTGTTTAAATTTTCTTTTTAATTCCTTGGCTTGTGTTTCTGTTAAATCGCCTTCATCGGAAGTAAGAACCCCCCTGGCTGTTTGGTTTTGTAAATATTTTACGCCTGTCGTGACCGCTTCGTTGTTTGTGTCCATTGCTCGAAGTCCAGCTTTTAGCGGTGACATTCCGTAGAGGTGCGAACCAGTCCCATCGTAATAAGGATTGAAATCTTTTATGTGGCAAATATTATCAGCATCAATTTTGACAGTTCCGTTGTATTCTAAACTGTAAGATTTAACAGGCTCAAATATGCCTCCAGAATTTATTTCCATAACCTGTGAAGGCAATACATATAATTCTTTAAACTTTGATTTTCCGTTTCCTGTATCGGGTCCAATTCCGTAAATGTATCTGTTCCCTGTTAATTTACCATAAGCAATGATTTCTTGAATCCAACTTGCGTAGGATTGCGCTGGATTTGGATTGTTCAAAAGTTCGTGAATTTCTGTATCTTCTAATTCAACTAAAGCTGATTTTTGAATTTGACCAGCTTTAAATAATGATGAAGCAGTAAAATCGCTATTTGTCAAAGATTTATATCTCTTTAAATCGTTTTCATTTTTTACCTCATAAATCTGGAAAGGAATAGTTTGAGCAGTTTTTGAAATAAGGTTTACAATTGAATAAATTGTTGGGTTGTATCGATAACCTTTATTTATGTAAGTATCATCATTTTCAGGATTCCAAACAATAGAATCTCC